ATGCTGGCGGTAAAGGTAGAGCTAAATCTGCTGCTGAAAGTTGGTTTGAAGATTCTAAAAAAGGAATTAGAGAAACAGCAGTACAAAATACAGCAAGAAGATTTAGACCAGGTCAAGTCTACGTATTTAGATATGATGAACCAAAATATGCTACAGAGTGGGATAAAAATCCATGTGTATTAGCATTAGATCCAGCAGGTAATAATGATTGTGGTATTAATTTAAACTTATTGCCACCCAATATTAAAGAAGAACTACTAGATGTAGTTTACGAAAGATTCCAAGGTTTCTTAAAAGGACAAGAGGGGAAACCCGCTAAAAACCAGGCCCCACTATCATTAAGTTATGATGGTGCAAAAGGTTTTTTAGGTAAATTTGGATTTGATTTTGCGATTAGACAATATATCCCTAGTCGTAAATCACAACAAGCAGTAGTGGGATATGAACACTGGGCCAGAATAGCTCTTGCTGATTTTCTACAGTTAGAAGGTATGGGAGTTGGGGCTATTAGAGCAATGTTCAAAAACCACTTAAATAAATGAGATATATAAAACAGAAATAATAATATATTATGGCAGGATTTACCGAAAAAAGAAACGGACCGTTCAGTTCTAACTCAAGACCATTTAGCCTTTCAAACGCTTTGAAAACGCTAAGTTCTTTTGGTATGCGTTATGACGACATGGTACTTAGACAATCTCAAGCAATTGGTCCAATGGAAGATCAATTTGGCTACAGAGAGATGAACCCGTTTGGCCTAGACAACGATGATATTTATGGTGCATTTGCTGCACTATCTATGGCAGATATTAATATGAAAAAGAACGTACCGTTCTTTGATATTGATTACCCTGGTAAAAGAGATGAATTGAGAAGATTCTCAATGAATGATGAAGTTGAAGATGTTTTAGATATACTTTGTGATGAAGCAATTGTATATGATGAAAAGAACTTTTTTGCTCAACCTTCTATTTTAGGTCTTGACGTCTCCGATGAAGTTAATAAAGACCTTAACAAATACTTTAGACAAATTTATCACTATTTTGGTTTTAATGGTGAACAATCAGCATGGTACTTCTTTAGAAAATTCCTAGTTGATGGTTACCTATCATTTGAGATAATTTATTCCCCAGACCAAAAAGAGATTATAGGTTTTAAAGAAATTGATCCTGTAACCTTAATGCCAGGTTTTAATAAAGACGACGGTAAGAAGGTATGGATCCAATATAAAGACGATCCGGTAAAAGAAAGAGTATTATATGATTCTCAAATTATTTATATTGCATACTCTTCACTTTCAACTGCATCTAGAGTTAGTTACGTTGAAAGATTAGTTAGATCATTTAACTTACTTAGAATTATGGAACACACCAGAGTAATCTGGGCAGTAACAAATGCTTCATTTAGAATGAAGTTTATTATTCCTGTAGGTGGTAAATCTAAAACTAGAGCAAAACAATCGTTAGCTCAGTTAATGAATAACTATAAAGAAGTTGTTGACTTTGATTTTGAATCAGGTTCATTGACTACAGACGGTAAGCCAATGTTACAATTTAGTAAAGAGTATTGGTTACCTTCTAAAGATGGTGAAACTCCAGAAATTGAAACATTAGGCGGTGAAGGACCAGAATTAAATGATACAGAAGCTCTTAAGTATTTCCAAGATAAACTAAAACAAGTTTCTAAAATACCTTACAATAGATTCTTATATGAAGATGATGGTGGTGACTATGCATTAGCAGGTGACGGGATGGTAAGAGATGAAATCAAGTTCGCTAAGTTTATTAATAGATTAAGATCAGTATTCCAAGAGGTATTAGTTAAGCCATTGTATATTCAAATGTGTCTTAAATACCCAGAGTTTAGTGACGATCCACAATTTAAAACTCAAGTAGCCTTAAGATTTAATGAAGAGAATGTATTTGCTGAATTAAAGAACCAAGAAATCATGCAGCTAAGATTAGACTTTATCTCAAGTATGAGAGATAGTTTAATGACAACTAACCAAGAGACTATGGAAGAAGAATACTATTTCGATCAAGAATACTTAGTAACAAAGTATTTAAAATTAACTGAGGATGAAATTAACGCTAATAAATCATATAAAGCTAAAGCTGCAAAGGCTGCAGCAGATGAACCAGAGCCAGAAGATGATGGAATGGGCTTCTAATCCTAGATAATTAAGAAAAAGAGATATATAAACTATGAAAACAGATATTAATATTTTTAAAACATTCGAAGAGTTCATCACAGAAGATGCTTTAAAGGCAGGTGAAGAATCTGACGTTTACGTAGAGCCGCTTACTTTAGACTCTGGTTCTGAAATAAAATCAGCAGAAATCCTAGGAGCTATTACAGCATCTAAGACTGAAAAAGAATTTAAAGATTACTTCTTTCAAGAGTATGGACAAGATGCTTTTGCCGAAGGTGAAATGGACATTCTAGTTAAATATTATCTAGATAAAGAGACCGAAGACGCTGAGGAAGAGAAAGAAGAAGAGAAGGATGTTGAGAAAGAAGAAGAAGGTGGAGATGACGAGCTAGACCTTGACATTTAACATATTAAGATATTTGCATAATAAGACGTGATATATATTAAAAATAATAAAAACCATAGATATGGCAAAAGTTAACGATTTACTAATCGTCGAAATGTCCTCTAGTCAACTAAGCGTAGCTTCTACAGAAGGCAAAGAGTATGTTCTCGAAGGTATTTTTGGTGAAATTGACACTAAAAATAAAAACAACAGGATTTATACTGAAGATGAGTATGTACCTCAAATCCAACAGTTACAAGATAAAATTAAATCTTCTAAACTGTTAGGTGAGTTAGACCATCCTCAGCAATTTGATGTTTCTCTTAAAAATGTTTCACACATTATTGAGGAACTTTTCTACGATAAAGACAATAAACATGTAAAGGGTAAAATTAGACTATTAGATACTGACGCTGGCCGTCAAGCTAAAGCATTAGTTGATGCTGGTGTACCTTTACAAATCTCTTCTAGAGCAGCCGGTGCCGTTGAATCAAACGGAAAGGTAAAAATCAAACAATTATTCACTTACGATTTAGTAGCAGATCCTGGATTTGCAAACGCTGAATTAAAAAGAGTTAACGAATCTTATGGATTCGATGATAATTCAGGTTTATGGATATATGAAATGAATGGTGAAAAAGCTGAAGAGTCTACAAAAGAAATTACAACAAACATAAATACAGAAATAAAAGAAAAAAACATGGCAGAATTTGTAAAAGCTGAAGATTTCCATAAGTATTCTGAGTACTTAGCTAACGAAATGAAAAGCATTAAAGAGTCTATCGGTGCAAAAAACGAAGACAAGACGTTAGAAGATGTAACATCTCATAACGACCATATCGTCGAAAGCGTTAATACTCTCTCAGAATATGTTGAGTATTTAGCTGGCAAATTAGACGAGTCAATCCAGTATTCAGAACACGTTGCTGAAAAAGCAGATCAAGGTATATCTTATACTGAGACAGTTGCTGAAAAATTAGATCAAGGTATTCAATACTCTGAGCATTTAGCAGAAGCTGTTGGTAAAGTTAAAGACTTTGCTAACTATGTTGCTGAACAAGCTAACGAAGGTAATGAAACTAATAAGAATCTATTAGGTTACGTTGAATACTTAAAAGAAAACTTACAGCAAGTATCAGAATATACTGAATATATTGCAACTCAAATCAACGAAAACTTAGTTGAAGAAGAAGTTGAAGATGAATCAGGAGAACCTGCTGAAGAGTTAGAAGATGAAACTGTAAAATCAGACGCTGAAGTTAAAGACGAAGTTGACGCTGCTGAAGTTGGTGAATTACCTGCTGAAGATGAAGGTGAAGATGGAGCTAAAGAAGTAGCTGAGACTGAAGAAGTTGAAGAAACTGAAGAAGTTGAAGAAACTGAAGAAGTTGCTGAAGAAGATGAAGCTGGTGAAGGTGCTGAAGAAGTTGCTGAAGAAGATGAAGCTGGTGAAGGTGCTGAAGAAGTAGCTGAAGAAGAAGTTACTGAAGAAGAAGACGAGGAATTTCACGCTGAAGCTGAAGAAGTAACTGAAGAAGAAGACGAAGCTGAAGCACCTGGTGCTGAAAAAGAAGAGGCTGATGTTGAAGAAATTGGCGATAATTCAGAAGAAGGTGATGTAGATCCTGCTGCTGAAGATGGAGCTGGTCAACCTGCTGAAGAATTGGAAGATGAAACTGAAGATGTATCTGAAGTTGAGCCAGAAGGTGAAACTGAAGAAGCTGAAGCTGGAGAATCTGATGAAGAAACTGAGGGCGAAGATGGAGCACACGATCCATTAGAGTCTTACAAAAAAGAAATTTCATCTAAATTAGATGCATTAGTAGAAGCTGCTCAAGTAAAAGAAAATGAAAATCCTGCATTCTTAAATGTAGTTTCAGGTTCTGTACAAGAAGCTTACAATACACTAAACGAAGATGCAAAAACTGAAGTTAGAAGTAGAGTTACAAAAAGAGCATTTATGAATGAGTCACAAATTAGTGCAATCATTGAAAACGCAAATGCTGTTGTTGAAGCTAAAAATAACGAACCATTCTTTATCACTGCAATACCTGCAGAATATAAAGAGAAGTTTGAATCTTTAACTGAAGGAAAACAAGCACAAATTAAAGCACAAGCAAACTATCATACTCTAAAGACTGAGTATCAAGTTAGAAACTTCTGGGAAACTAGAGATCTAAGAGAGGTTAAAGTTGACTTAGAAAAGTTAGCTGCAGTTAATGAATCAGCTAAGACTGAGGAAATTAATAAGCCACTATATGATGTTTCCGATATGGCTGATGCTTTTAAGAAAAGATTTAAAAAGTAAACAATATATAAACTAATCGACGATATAGGGTATCGAAGCAGAAAACCCAAGCAAGTCGAGTTTCGAAAGAAACACTAAACAAACCATTAAAAAAACAATTTAACAAAATGGCAAATTTAATTAACGAAGCTGAAGTTAGAAACACGTGGTCACCGATTATTTCGGAAGCTACTGGTATTAACGAAAGCTCAAAACTAGCTTGGATGTCAGAATACTGTCACAATCACAAGCTTTATGAAGATGCAAACATCATGTCTTTAGGGACTGCTGGTAACATCTTTGGTATGGGAGCAACAAGCTTTCCAGATAACCCAAACTCAGGTGATTTAGGTTCAGGAGATAAAGCTCCAACTTTATTACCTTTAGCAATGCAAGTTGCTGCACAAACAATCGGTTTAGACCTAGTACCTGTTGTACCAATGGCTGGACCAATGGGATTATTATCTTACCTAGACTTCGTATACGAAGGTGGTAAAGTAATTGGTTCTGAAACTCCAACTTACATCAAAGCTAACATCGGCGTTGCCGCTGCTGGTAATGATACTGCTGCTGGTACTTCAAGAATCGATGGTAAACCAATTATCAGAGTTATTGATGCATTAGCCGGTGGTGAAGCTTCTATCGCTGATAGATATGCTGGTGCTGAATTAGTAAAAGCTCTAGAAGATCATATTCCTGCATTTTCAGGTGCTGATGCTAACGGTAACCCAATGTCAAGAGGCGTAGGGGAACAAACTCCAGACAAAGTAATGGGCTTAAGCTTATTCTCTAAATCAGTTGCTGCTGAAACTTTCCAAGTTGCTGCTGCAGTTACTAGAGAGCAAGTACAAGACCTTAAACAATTCGGTGTTGACGCTGTTGCTCAAGTAGAAGCAGTTTTAACTAACGAATTAACTCAGTCTATTAACAACCACATCTTAACTTCAATGAGAGGTTTAGCTGGTCAAGGTTTAGGAGTTGATAACGCAGGCGTAAACGAAGTAAGTATAGCTGTAGCTGCTAACTCTGGTGAAACTAGAGCAGATTCTTACAGAGCAATCTTAACTAATATCTTAGCTGCTGCGAACTTAATCGCACAACAAGGTAGAAGAGGTGCTGGTAACTTCGCAGTTGTAGGTGGTGCTGTTGCATCCGCTTTACAATCTGTTGCTGGTTTCGTTGCTTACCCAATGGCTAACACTGTTAACCAAGTTGCAGGTTCAATCTATCCTTTAGGTTCTGTTGCTGGTATCAATGTTTACACTGACCCATCAATCGCATTCGGTTCTGCTGAAGTATTAATCGGTAGAAAAGGTGACGGTAATGGTCCTGGATTAGTATTCATGCCTTACTTAATGGCTGAATCAGTACAAGCAATCGTTGAAGGAACTATGGCTCCGAAAGTAGCTGTAAAATCTAGATACGCATTGGTTGAAGCTGGATTCCACCCAGGAACTCAATACGAGAAGTTCACACTTACAGGTTTCTCACTATAATTTATAGTTAACTAGTAATTTTATATTAAAGGCCCTCTTTTTGAGGGCCTTTTCTTTTCTACAAACTTAAGCAGATATATAGTTAAAGATTAACTTATTAATAAAACATAATAATACAAGCTATGGCTAAATTTAAAAAACCAATTCTACTACAAGAAGAGTTTGCTGCTGGTGAAGTTTCAAGTAATCCAACTACACCTGCTGTTAAAACAACTGTAGACACAGTAGGGACTGAACAAGTTGCTGCTAATAAATCAGGAGAACAAGTAAGAGCAGAAATCGTACAAGATGTCGATACTATCTTAACTAACCTAGAACAACTTTCAAAGCAAATCACAGAAAGCATTGACGCAATTATAGAAGAAGTCTTTACTGAAGATATTGATTTAGAATTAAACGAAAACGCAGGTGCTACTTTAATGGCGATGTTTAAAGCATCCGCAGCTGCAGGCAAACTTAATGCTAAATACCCTAAATTATTAAAGAAGAAAAAGAAGGCTGAATTAGATAAAAAAATAGCCGGCTTTAAATTTGATGAAGAGAAGCAGAATAAGTTAGATCAAGCTGAAGGTAAATTAAAAGATGCTATCAATAAGAAAATTGATGCACTTGACGATCCTGCTAAAAAGAAGGCAATGAGAGTTGCTAGAGATGAAAAAGTTAAATCTCAGTTGGCTCAGGCTACCAAAGAACTAGATAGAACAAAAGAAGATTACGCTAAAAAAATGGACAGGCAAGTAGAAGATGTCCAAGCCAAAATCACTAAATTACTTGCTGATAACAAAGTGGGCGATGCTCCTTTAATTAGTGCTCAATGGGATAAGACTAAGATTAAGATTGAAAGAGACGCTGATGATGCATTCTTAAAGAAGGAAAGAAAGGTAATGGACGAGTTCGTCAAGGATGAAGACAGAATTAAAAGATGGGAAAAAGCAGCCGCGGATAGAGTTAATAAAGAAATGAAAGAGGATGCTGAAGCTGCTAAGAAAGCAGCAGAAAGAGCTAAAGCTGCCCAAACTAAATTAGATGGTGAAATTGCAAATGCTACTGGCGCTGAACTAGAAGCACTTGAAAAAGTGAAAACTTATATGGGTGCTATTTCAGCATTTTCAGGAGCCACTACCGCTGCAGCTGGAGATCCAGAAAACAAAGAATTATATAAAGAGGCAAAAGCAAAACTTAAAGAGTTAAAAGATGCCTATGAAGCAATCGGTAAAAAAGATTATGCTCTAGCATTTGGATACGAGGGTGATTCTAAGGAAACTGATATTGAAGCTGCTAAGCTTGAATTTAAAGAAAGAATAGCTTTAATGGAAGAGCCTTTCGATGATATAGACGGACCGGAAGATGATGAAGAAACGGAAACTGCAAAAACATCACAACAATTAGCTGATGAATATATCGCAGGTAATGAAGGATTTGAAGTTGTTCAAAATAAAGACGAACAAGTTGGAGTTACTAATCCAGAAACTGGAGAAGAAGAACAAAAACCTAAATATGAAGGCGCAAAAGAGTTCAAAGGTAAGAAAGAAGATGGTTCTGATGACGACTCAGTTTGGGTAGCTAAACCAATTAATTACGCTGAGACGGCATCTGCTAATACCGGAGGCGGTAAAGCTCTTAACGAACTTGAAGAAGGAAATGAATTCGGTGCTGCAAGAGCAGAAGCAATTGCAAAAGGCGAAAAGACTTTTAAAGTTGGCGACGAAGAATATCCAGTAGAAGATGTTTCTAAGGATGATAAAGAAAATGCTAAAGAATTTGTTGAAGAAGCAAAAGAAAAATTACCTAAGAAGATTAAACTCTATGAAGGTATGTCTGTTGCTGATAGATTTAAAGCGTTAATGTAATATTAAAGAGAGCGCTTAGCGTTCTTTTTAGCAAGTTTAAGAAACTCCTCTCGTTCTGCGAGCAGGAGTTTTTTACATTTTTTACGAAAGTCAACTGATGATTTAAGTATACGACTATCTACCATTGGAGCATCTAAGACATCATAATATTCTGGATGGATAAAATTCTTAAGATCGAAGTTCATAAACTTAGACTTAATAGGTTTAAGTGAAATAGCACAATACCAATCAATAGTATTATACGACCTCTCTAGACCTTTTTCGTCTAGGGCTCTATCGTTAACCATATCCCAATAGATCTTAGTGGAAGTTGTAGATTTTGGCCTCTGCATTTTTAGGACACATTCCATAAACTGGTCATCATCAGACCATTTAGCAAGATTCCTATGATTAATTAGAAACTTTCTTAAAAATCTTGGTAAGTACTTTAGAATAATACCGTATCTGTTTGCCGGCCAAGGGCCACCAGTCTTTTTGATAATTATCGCCATATACTATATTTATCTATGAAACATTTCGGTACTATGGTACTATAATAACTAAACAATGTCGTATGATGAATTCAATAAACCAATTATTTACAGAGAAGTATAGACCTAAGAACTTCGATGATCTTATTTTGCCAGAACGTGTGATGTCTAAGTTTAAAGATGGACTAGTACAGAATATGCTATTTGCAGGCTCTCCTGGTACCGGTAAGACATCTTGTGCTAAGGCTATAGTGAATCAATTCGGTTTACCTTACCTTTACATTAACGCGTCTACAGACACATCTGTGGATGTAATCAGAACTAAGATTATAGATTTCTGTTCTACAGTATCTATTATGGATGCTCCTGGAATGTTTAAAGTAGTAATACTAGATGAGGTTGATGGTGTATCTGATCAGTTCTTTAAAGCACTTCGTGCTACAATGGAGCAATTCGCTAGCAATTCTAGATTTATTGCAACATGTAATTATATCAATAAACTACCAGATCCAATTCTATCAAGATTTGAAGTTATTAATTTCGACTTTGATAAAGAAGAAGAATCTGAATTAACTAAGAAGTATATTAGAAGAGTTTATGAGATATGTAAAGCTGAGGATATGTCTATTGAAAAAGATGCACTCGTAGAATTTGTTAGACGTAACTTTCCAGATCTTAGATCTACGTTAAATAAACTACAAGGCTATAAGACACAAGGTACTACAAATATTACAGTAGAAGATGTTAAGAAGTTTAACTCAGTCTATAAAGATGTTTTTGATCTAGTATTCAATGAATCAGATCCAGCTAAGAACTATCAGCTGCTGGTTAGTAATTATTCTAATAGAGTTGATGATGTTTTACAATCATTAGGTGAGGAGTTTGTAGAATATATACAACAAGAACGATTGCAAAGCGTAAAACATATTCCACAAGTAATTATTTCGGTTGCTAAACATCAAGCTCAGAGAGTTCATGTAATAGACCCAGTAATCACAATGTTAAGTTGTGTATATGATATTCAAGGAATTGTAAAAGAATAAACAAAATAAATGCCAAAACATTTTTCTATGTCAAATATTTTTCGTATATTAGTATAGGAATTAAAACACACAAAATATGAAAGTGGGAAAACATACACTATTAATCGACGGTAACTACTTTGTCTTCAGTAGATTATTCGTCTTGCCTAAGCCCAAGGGCGGTGCACTTCTACTCGGTGATGACAAACAAAAGTCTCAGTTTATGAGAAAACTAGCAATTGACTTTGCATCTGAAATGCGTAAGCTTAAGATGTTTGTTGATGATGTAGTTTTGACAGTAGACTCTAAATCATGGAGAAAGGATATGTACCCTGAAGCACAATATAAAGGTACAAGAAAACAAAACAAGACTGTAGATTGGACAGCAGTCTATGAAGTATATGAAGCATTCCAAGAAATTGTAGCTAAGAAAGGTGTAACTGTACATCAAATTCAAGGTGCAGAAGCAGATGATGTTATCTTTGGTTGGTCAACAATGTTAAATGCTAGAGGTAAATCTTGTATTGTATGGACTGGTGACAGAGACCTTATTCAACTAGTTAACTATTCTACTACAAATGACGCGCATACGCTATGGTACTACAACACCAAAAAATCTCTCTATGGATATAAAGGCTTTGAGCAAGACATGGCTCTATCGGCTTCTAATGAGATGACAGAAGATGATATGTTATTCAACATGGGCGGACAGCACATGATGCGAGATGCTTATCAAAACGATATTATGGGTTGGGTAAGAGCTAACAAGGTTGGAATTACAGAAATTGACTGTGATGAGTTTATCTTTCAGAAAATACTAACAGGTGATAAATCAGATAATATCCCATCTGTTGTTACATGGCAGAAAGAAATGAAGACCGGTAAACTTAGAAACTATTCTATTACAGATAAAACAGCAACTACTATATTCGATCAATTTGTAAAAGAATATAAAGACTTTAAAATAGACTACCTATTCTCATCAGAGGCTAAAGATAAATTATCAGATATTATTTACAGAGTAGTAGGTCATAGCTCTCTAACGTTAATCAAAGCTAATCTTACTAGTAATATCGGTTTAATGTTATTACATAATGATACTATTCCAGATCCTATTCTAAAGGCCATTTATGAAGCTATTGAAAAAGATTGGGAAGGTGCTTTAGAAAACAAAGAATCTCTATTTGAGATGGATAAAATCTTAGCAGATACTGATTGGTTAGAAGGCGCTAAGAAAAACAATTTTGCCCCAGATGCATTTGCGGGTATGGATATTCCAGAAGAGAAAGAGCCTCCAATGAAGCTAGTAGGTAAGAAGACTAAGAAGACTAAGAAGTCTACTAAGAAAGATCCAACTAAAAAATTATTTTAATGCCAGAGCAAATCATGAATCTAAATGACTATCTTACAATTGAAGAAATATTAGCAGAAGCTAATGCTTATGGATTAAGGGCAGAAGTTCAAGAATGGGCTAATAAACTTATGAAAGAAGGCCATGATTATGAGGCTGCATACACCATGGCTTTTAACGAGTGGTGTAAGTAAACTTTCCCACTTATTAACGTATAATCAATATGCTAGACGAAACTAAGTTATTTGACTTTGTGAAAATCATGTTTACAAAGCCAGCACACTATAAGAAAATAAAACAACATAATAAGAAGCGACACCACTTTATGATTAATAGATTTATGTCTATTAAATATCCTGCTAATGCAATGATGTTTAATATCAATGGTATTAATGGAGGCAATGTAGTGGATAGTTGGTCAATGGTTGCTGCTAGGTTTAAATCAGTACCTAGATGGTTTTATACTAAAACTAAGAAAGCTAAGAAAAATACGGTTGATAAATATAATCCAAGTGATAAAGCGGTAGAGCTTTATATGAGTAAAAACGAAATAGGTAATCGTGAATTTGGTGAGTTAAAATTATTTGCTAAAGATCAATTATTCGCAGACCTTAAAAAAATTGAAGAGCAAATAGATGTCTACAGGAATTAATGATACATTTACAGAAATAGTTGACGTTACTTTATATAAGTATAATTCTATTGACTTAAAACTTTGGGGGATTATTCTTAGAGGATATGTTTCTAAAAACCACGGACCAGATGCTAGTAGAGTTGTTGCTGTTCCAACGATGAGAGATTATATTACTAATCATTTTAAGAAAGATATTAATAGATTTCACGCAGTAAGTGATACAGCTATTCATAAAGAGGCTACTTCAATTTATTTTATTTGGCAGATATTTGAGACAATGCCAAATCTAAAATATATTAGAGTTAACTTAAATTCAAACTCAAGCTATAACAGAATTGTTAAAGTAGATCAGGCAAAGACTATTAAGTATGATGTAAAAGTTCTTAGAGGATTTATTAGAACCTTTGATATGTTTCATCCAAATGAAGTAAATTTAGTCAATAATGTTTTATTTAAAGCAGGATTACTTCAAAATAACCAACACTTTAAACTAATAAAAGTCAAGGATTTTTTAAATCAATTAGATTTATATTTATCAGAAAATAATAATGCTGATGTTTTTAGTGTAACTAATGCATTTATTTCTAAATTAGAACCCTATGAGGCTGATAATCCTGAAATGCTCTTAATCACAGATAAAGAGTCAGATATATAATAAAAAATAGACGATAATAGTCTTTATACTAAATGGTAACTAATTTTACTGCAAATCAAATAGGCGATCAAATTTTCGCTAGACTTCAAGAACCTTATGTTGATACATTAAGAGTTTTATCTTGGAGTATTCTAGCGGGTATTAGCTCACCAAATACAATCGGCACTTTACAGATAACAGAAGGAAGTACTGATGTTATGGGTACAGGGGTTAACTTTGATTTACAACCAGGAGATAAAATATTAGTAGGTTCTAACGTTTTAGAAGTAGATGCAGTTTATACAACTGCGTTTTCAATTACACAGCCTGCAACATTCTCAGCTGCAGCGGCAATATGGTATAAAGTACCAGATGCAAATAATAGATTTTCATACGAATGGAGGTTTTCACAAGAAGGTACTGCAACCGATGGTGGTCAAATGTCAGAGTTTAGAGCTCTTAATATTAATACTACACCAAATGATTTATTAGGTCAAACTTTTGACCCTGTAAAACCTCTTTGGTTAGATGTCAGAGCAGAAGTAGCAGCATTATCAGATTTACATACAATTAGCCTATTTAGCGTAACTTTTGAATTAGAGACTCAAGCGGGAACTATTGAATCTTGTCCACAAATTTGTAATGATTGTACAGATCCATATTTAGAAGGATGTACTAATGTGGTTGTTGACTGTTCAGATCCTATTTACAACCCATATAATTTGAGTAAACCAACTGCAATCTATAAAGAGATTTCAGATTTATCTGCAAATATGTGGGGACATGAAGTCAAATACTTTAGAGTAGAACCAGATCAAAGATCTAGAGATGTAGTCCTTATGGAGTATTCTCTCTATAATGTACAAGCACAGGGCCAACTTAAGATTATGGTACCTGATAATGAAATGCCAACACAAGATTTCCAATTCGATATATTTGGAATGGGCTGGGAAGACTTTGAAGTTCATATTACAAAAGGTCAAATGGAAGCTGCTTTTGGAGCAGGAAAACCACCGAGAGCTAGAGATTACTTATATTTCCCCTTAATGAATAGAATGTATGAAGTTTCTTCGGTTGCTTTTGCTGATGAATTCAATATGGAAATGACTTACTGGAGAGTAATGTTAAGAAAATATGAGGAAAGAACATCTACAATTGTTGGAGATGATACAACAGGCCAGGCAATTCAAACAGAAATGGATGGACTTACACAGGGTATTGAAGAAGTATTCGGAGAAGAAATACAGGCTGAATATGCTCAAACAAGTAAACCAGAACAATATCAAACAGTATTTAGTCCGGTAGGAGATGGAATTAGAGATAGAATTCATAATGCTATGACTATTTCAGATATGGAAATTAGAAATAAATGGACTATAGTTTCTAAAAATCATTATGATCTATCAACTATTAAAGATCAAGGTATTGAAGCTCTAGTTTACAAAAAAGTTTCTACTTTAGCTGCTGATAAAAATTTAGCATTTACAACTTGGTTTCAACCTAATTTAACTAGTCCAACTGCTGAACAAACATTATTTAATGGCAAGATTGGAAATAAAGGCTTAAAACTTACATTTAATCAATCTCAAATTAAAGCCTATGTGAATGACCAGGTATTTAATTTTGGATTTGGATCAGCTCCAATTAATGGAAACTGGTATGGTCTTGTATTTAACTTAAATAATAGCTATCAGCAAATTGCAAGTTATGTTTACAAATTAAATCCATCTAGTAATAGAAACCCTAATATGCCAATTGACCAGACTTTACCAGAAGTAATGAATCAAAAAATTAATACAGGTACTACATTAGGTTGGGTAACTGACAAGCAATACGCTTTAATGCCAGGTAAAATAAAACAAACTAATATTAGGCTATTTAAAAGCGTTATAGGACAGGGGCAACATAGGAATATATTACAGCAATATGTTGTTAGAGATAATCAACTAGCAGACATTATTGATAATGCAATTCCATCTATTCAATTAAGAAGGTATAATCAAAGCAGGTAATTATAGATATTCAGATCTAGTGGATTTTGTTAGATATATAGAATATAATATCATATTATGAGTGAAAAGAAAAAGACAATATCCGAACAAGCAGATCAAATAAGACAAGAGCTTGATGATCTGATTGGAGATGGAGTTATGGATGTGGAAAGTGATCCTAAAGATCTGCCTATTCAGGCTAGACCTACTGATTTAGTACCACAGGTTAATTATACTGAGTTAAAGTCTAGTGCAACTAAGAAAGCACAAAAGACTATTACTTCTTTAATGAAATTCTATCTTGATGCAGATATTATTGAAAAGGATGATTATATCCAGGCTAAGAAAAAGATGGATGAGATGACCATGTCTTCACTCATTTATCAATTACAAGCTGGAGAAAAAGCACTAACCACTCTATTAGAAACAATTGACTCTGGTGAATTAGCACCAAGAATGTTTGAAGTACTTGCAACTTTACAGAAGTCAATGTTAGATATTATTAAATCTCAGACCATGTACTTAATGGCTGCAGAAGAAGGCACGAAAAGAATTGCTAGAGATATTGAGATATATCAACAAAGAGCAAATCAATCAGAGATTGAAGGTGCGGGTGGAGACGCTGGTAATAAGAATATCCAAAGAGGTACAAAAGATTTAATGGCTGCAATTCAAGCAGGTATTCATGGTGCATCTGAAGAAGAGGATATTGAAGACGTAGAACCAACAGAAGAATAAATGTCAGACGGAATAGGAGATAATAAATGGATTCCCAAAGAGGAAGGGCCACAGGCAGCCTCGGAAAGAATTGTCTGGTCGACTAGACAGATCGATGATCTGTTAGTAGCAATGGACCAGGGTTATCGTCCTAAGATTAAGTTACCATTCTACGAGGGTAGACAATTTCTAAAGAAGGGTAATATTGTATTTGAATATACTGATGAGGAAATTAGTGAGTTAGCTAGATGTGCCAAGGACATTGTCTACTTTGCAGAGAAGTATGCGGTAGTAATGACAGATGAGGGTATTCAACAGGTAACACTAAGAGATTATCAGAAGGAAATGTTAAGAAATTTCCAGAATGATAGATTTAATATTGTGCTTGCTGCTCGACAAATGGGTAAAACAGTAACTGCATCTATTTTTAATGCATGGTATGTTACCTTTAATATGGATAAGAATACTCTGCTACTTGCAAATAAATCTGATTCAACAAAAGAAATTATTGATAAAGCCAAAACAGTAATTGAGAACTTACCGTTCTTTATGAAACCTGGTATTATTAAATATGATGTCATGAATGTGCGATGTGATAATGGTTGTCGTCTAATAGGACAATCAACCACAGCAAAATCTGGTATTGGTTTTACAATCCACAACTTATACCTAGATGAGTTTGCCCACGTCCATCCATCGATAGCTGATTCTTTCTATGAGAATGTATACCCTACATTATCTTCATCGAAAGTCTCAAGAATAACAATTACATCTACGCCGAATGGATTTAATAAGTTCTATCAAATCTATGCTGCGGCAGACCGTGGTGATAATGAATACCTAGCGACAAGAATAGATTGGTGGCAACATCCAGATAGAGATGAAGAATGGTATGAAAGAGAATTAGCAAACTTAGGTTCGATAGAAGCATTTAATAAACAATATGGAAATGAATTCGTTAGCTCATCTAATCTACTATTAGACCCAGTCGATATGAAGAAGATGAGAAAGAGAATGAAGCCCTATATTTTTCATGACTTTGACGAATTTGATTATATTAGTATTGATACAAAAGGCTTTTTAGAATGGGCTCCTAATTTTGATATAGATACTTGTAAAGATACAGAAAACTTCTGGGTATTCTCCGTAGATATTGCAGAAGGCAATGGTGGTGATGCATCAGTTATTAATGTTTTTAGGGTAGATCCAATGAATGATAAAGAAATCGAGGCGATAATAAGTCCTGGTGCAATGTACGATTTTTTTAAATTTACTCAAGTGGCTAGATTTAGATCGAATGAACATGTCATTGAAGATTTCGCAAAAGTACTTTATACATTAGCAGTAGATATATTTAACTCTGAAAATGTAAAGATGATTGTAGAGTATAATACTTACGGTACAGTATTATTCCAATACTTAAGAAGTATCTTTCCACAGAGAAATGATTTTGATGATGAAATGATAGTTAAATTTAAACATCGACATGATGCTAGAACTATAAAACCGGGAATCAAACTGAAATCTGACAATAAAGCTATCTTCTGTCAGAATTTTGCCAAATTATATAAGATAAATAGATTAGATTTAACAGATGAAGTTACAGTTAAAGAGGCATCACTATTTGGTACCTTACCAAATGGAAGTTATGGAGCTCAAATGGGCAATGATGACGTGATAATGACTTGTATAACTGCAACCGAATTCTTTAATACAACAGACTATGCAGATTTCGTAGAAGAGCTATTAGATTTTATAGATCCGGAGGTACATGATAAGATGGAAAGTATACTATTTAAAGATAATGACCAAGCTGGAGATTTACAATATGATATTTATGACCTATTGAAATAAATTTACGAAAGCATAGGGATATATAATAAAAGAATTAAAAAATAAAAACGAACAACTATGGCATTAAGTCCTCAATTATTACAGTTCAAAAGCTCAGGCGTATACCGTCTAGAGTTTGACAAGTCACAAACCGTAAACATCCCTGCGGAGACTATTAGACTAGTGGTAGGAAGATCTAAAAAAGGTCCTTACAACACACCAGTATTAATAGAAGATGCAGAGCAATTTGTACAGGTATTCGGTGGAATTGACAAGTCTTTAGAAAAGAAAAATATGTTTTTCCACAGATCAGCATTAGAATGTTTATCTAGAGGTCCAATCCTGGCTCTTAATATGACAACTTCAGATGATAATGATAAAGTAGCTATTTTCTCACCAGCTACAAACTCTTCACAAGAAGGTTTATCATCAGTACCAGTAAATGGTTCATCTCAGTTATTAAAGAAGTACAGTGATGTATTTGATACAGACAAATTTTGGAATCCTTCAGATGAAAAACTATTAGCTGCTGCGGCACAAGACACAAATCACGCGATTTCATTCGTAAACATTAAACAAGATCCTATCTCAGTTATTATTAGACAAGCTGGTGATGTTAGAGGATTTGAAGTTACTGCAAGAGAATGGTATGGTGAAGGAAATATTCCAGAAGGAGTAGAAGCTGACGAGTATGTATCAGATTATATGGTAGATGTATTTGTATTCAAAGGTAAATTTGATTCACAAGCATTAAACAACGATCCAACATACGGAGAGTTCTTTACTTCAAAAGGTTTAGCAAAAGATCAATTAGCTAAATTTGTTGGATTAAGAGAAGTAACTTTACTAGCTCAATATTCTGGTTCTATGATTCCAGAATTCCAAGATAATGAAGGTAGACAATTATACATTGAAACTTTAATTAATTTAGAAGCTAGAAGAACAGGTTTATTCTGCGCAATTCAAGAAGATGCACTTCCACAAATCGATTTAGTAGGTAACGGATTTAACGTATACCAAGATTACGAAGTACTTTCTCATAGAGTAGAGCAAGTTGTAACTCCACTAACTGCAGATTTCACTGCATTCAATGGTAAAACACAAGTTGATGGTTCTACAATGATTATCTCTGGTGACTCTGGATTTTCAGATGCTACTTTAGCAGGTTTACCAAATCCAATTATCGCAGGTAAATTCTTACAAGCAGCACAAGCTGATGAGTATGTAAGAATTACAGCAATTAATAACCAAGCTGGTGATAAAGTAGAAATTATAGCTGATGGAGCAATCAGTCAGCAAATCGGAGTTTATGAAGAATATTCAGATGCTTCTGCAGGTGCTACTTGGAACTCAGATGTACAAGTTAGATTAGATGATAACGGAAACTTAGTTTTCGCTGCAACTCCTGACTCAGTTGGTGATACATTATTAGCTGCAGGTGCTAGCGGACCTAATACATTCCTATTATCAGAAAATTCTGGTGAATATGTAGGAATTGGTGCAATTAACGATACTTATACAGATTCAGTATTCGGTGGTGGTTCTTACTTAGTTTCTCCAGCAGGTTCATTAGGCTTTTCATCTACATTAGTTGGAAACGGAACAATTATTGCAAATACACCATTTGGTGGTAAGAAATCAGCAGTAAATGATAACTTTTCTGTTAACAATATAGAATTAAACGCTAGAGCAGTTGCATTTGATGCAGGATGGTCATTTTTAGACATGGGTGCTGGTGTATTCAAATTCTATAAAGATAACGTTGTGTCTGATACACTTACTGACAATATTAAAGTTGGAATGTACGTACCAGGTGATAGCGGTAAATTATCTAGAATTACTAAAATTGTAAAATCAGTTTCTGGTGTTACAACTACTTACACATTTACATCTCACAGAGCTGTTTCTTCAGCTCCAGCTTACGCGCTTAAGAGATATGAAGATGCTGCAGGTGTTTACAAAGTGTTCCCATTAGATGGAGCATCTCAATCAGCAAAAACTATTGCAGATCTATTAACAGCAATTAAGCCAGGTACTGGTTTAGGTAACGCTTTAGTAGATAAAGACAATATTACATTCAGATATGTTATTGATACATTCGGTTCTTTAGAAGCTGGTGGAATTTTAAACAAAGAAGAATTAACTTTCTTATGTAAAGAAAGACAAAATGCTTCTGCGATTCTTAATGCACCAATGGTTAAAGAATTAAAAGCTTCAACTAATCCATCATTCTTAAATGAATTAACTGGAGCGTTTGATGTAAATAACGTAGCATCGGGTGGTAACTTAAACTTAAACCCAAGTGCATTATATACTTTACCTTCAATTAACGAAGGTGCAACTTATGGATTCTACTACGGTCCAGGATTAAATGTTATTGAAAATGGAAGAACTAAGGTGATACCACCAGCAGCTTACATTTCAAATAACTACATTGACAAATACTCTGACGCTCTGCCATGGTCAATCATCGCAGGCCCAAGAAGAGGTGTTGTTGGTGGAACTGGCGTACAGTCACTAGAATTTGCATTCGATAAGAATGATAGAGACGTACTAGAACCATTTGGATATAACCCAATTGTATTCGAAAGAGGAGTTGGTTTAACAATCAAAGGAAACAAGACTGCACAACAAGGAATTCAGTCAGCTCTTTCTTCAGCTCACGTAAGAGAAGTATTAATTTACGTTGAAGATGGACTAGCAGAAATCCTTAAGAACTACCTATTTGAGTTCAATACTGCTCAGACTAGATTAGAAATTAAAACTTTAGCAGATAACTTCATGGAGTCAGTTAAGAAAGACGGTGGTGTATACGATTATAGAAACATCATGGACACTACTAACAACACGACAGACGTTATTGATAACAACATGGGTATCTTAGATACGTTCGTTGAACCAGTTAAAGGATTAGAGATTCTAGTATCGAGAGTAACTGTACTTAATACAGGTGAAATTGCATCCGGAAACTTTGCATAAAAAACGAGAATATATAAACTAAATAAAGAAAATAAACGATATGGCTTTACCACATTATTCAGAAGACCAAACTAGTAGAAAGGGCAAGAACTTTGAACCAGTACAGGCTAACCTATTCGAGGTAACTATTTTACCACCGGATGGCGTAGATGGACAATCATTGTTCTTACAACACATTAACTCAATCTCAGGTTTGGACACTCTTCACAGAGAGGTAGCAGCTATCGAGCAGAAGTATAAGTTCTCAACAAGATCTTATGCAGGAATGCCCGATGGAACTGCAGTAGATATTACTGTCAACTTCTCATTAAACCTAAACGATTCGAATGAGGCTTACTTATATAAGTCTATGAGACAATGGTATAGAAAACAATATAATCCTGAGACTGGAGCAATGGGTCTTAAAAAGGATTATGTAGGTACTGTTGTTATCGTTCAATTTAATAGAGCTGGTGATATTTACAGAAAAATAACTCTTGATGACTGTTTCATAACTTCAGGAATCGGATTCACAGGTGAATTAAACTATGAATCTGCAGATGCAGCTCAGTTAGAGGTTACATGGAGATGTGACGTCTACAATGAAGAAGTAAATTAAGAATTTAATTTAATTAAATAAGAAAGAAGGTGATTATTCGCCTTCTTTTTTTAACCAAACAAAATATAATATAATAATCCAATAATAACAGATTATGAGTGATAAACTAACAAAAAAGCTTCAGGTACTTTTAACTGAAGAAGAGGTCCGCTCTGTCAACCGTGTCATTTTAAATGAGGCGCTTGAAACTGAGCAAAGGCCCGTTTCTGTTAGTGCTTTTATTAGAAGTCTAATACAAGATGAGTTATCTAAAAAAAGTATCGAACAGAAATCAATAATTAAACAAAATCTCAAAAACTTAAAAGAAAAATAATATGAGTGAAGAATTAAACAAAATGGACCAGGAGCGAGAAGCTGCAGCAGCTAAAGCTCTTGATGCAAAAGATCAGAACAATTCTGGTAATACAGACACTTCTGATAAAGCTGACGCTATGGCAGCCGCTGTAGATAAATCAGGCTTAGGTAGAGTTAATATGGACAATTTTGGTCCTGAAATAGCTAGACCTGCAGATGAGGTATTAGGATGGCATGTTTTAGATCTAGAAGACTTACCATCTAGGGGTAAATTTTACCCAGCAGATACAGTTATTAAAATTAGATCTGCTAAAGCTGCTGAGATTAGACATTTCTCTACTATGGATGAAAGTAATTACATCGATATGGAAGAAAAGCTAAACTCTATTGTAGAATCTTGCTCACAGATGTCTACTGGTAATGGTAAGTCTAGAATGTCTTACAAAGATGTTCTAGAAGAAGATAGAATTATTCTATTACTTTCTATTAGAGATCTTTCATTCCCAGAGCCAGAGAATAAGTTAATGCTTAAAGGTAAAACTGAAAAAACTAAAAAAACTGTCGATATTGAATTATCAGTTAAGAATTTAATACCTTCGGTTATTGATGAGCAAGTAGAAAAATATTACTCTACAAAGGAAAGAACTTATGTAATTAAAACTAAGTCTGCAGGTACTTTAAGAATGAAACCACCAACAATTGGTATTATGCAAGAGATTACTGCATATCTTAAAGATAGACAAGAAAAAGACCAGGAATTTGATAAAGCATTTATTCAAGTACTACCTTATATGCAATCCGATTGGAGAACTTTAAATTTACAAAAGATTTTCACCATGGAAATGGAATATAAAGGTTGGAACGAGAAAAAGTTTATGGTGGTCTACAGACTAGCTGAAAGAATGAAAATCGGTGTACAAACCGAATTAGAAACTACCTTCGACGGAGAGATGGCAAAAGCCCCTCTTGACTTCCCAGGTGGCATCAAAAGTCTTTTCATTATTTCAGATCTCGCTGGAGAATTACTTTAAGACAAAGTTCTATCTGGGTATTCATCTTAGAATGCAGCCCTCAGAGATCGAAAACATGTACTACTACGAGTATTGGTATTATGTGAAGAATCTGTCGGAATACATTAAAAATAAGAATAAACAGCAAGAGGGACAGCAAGAACAACAGGACAAGTCGATGTCATCAATGAGATCGAAATATACTCCTAAGATGCCAACTGCCCCTAAAATTTCTACACCATCGCTAAGAATGCCGAAGATGTAAGAGATATATAATATAGTAATAAGGAGCACCACTTTTACAGTGGTGTTCCTATGTACTTAAAAAAATCTACAAGACCTAAGTGAATAAATTCTTTGAAAACGCCTTTAGCCGACTGGGTAACCAAGGCGATGTATTAGGCCAAGTTGCAGAAAACACTCGAGAAAGCGCAGATTCTGTAGCAGTTGGTGGTGATTTATATGAAAAGGTTAACGAGTTAACTAAAGCTGTTTCTGCTATCCAAGAAGGTGATGGTGGAGGTGGTGGTCTTAAAAATGCAATGGCAATTGCATTAGTATCTCCTTCTATGGAGCCTCTTGGTAAAGGTTTACAATTTGTAGTAGATGCTGTTAATGCATTAGAAGGTACTGGCGATGAAATAAAAGCTAAGACAGAAGCTCTAGTCGGAGGTCTAACTTTATTAGGCGACGTGGGCTTATCTATTCTTAAATTCGCAGGTTATCTTGCATTAGCAACACCACTCTTAATGATTGCCGTTGTCGGCGCTCCTATAATAGCAATTACTTTATTAGCACTTATTACAGCAGTTAATTTCGCAACTAAGAAGTTAGACGAAAAGCAACTGGAGAAGGTTCAAATGCTAGGTGATGTAGGTAAGTCAATACTTATTTTAGTAGGTACTTTAGCCCTGGCATCATTTATCGTACCTTTTGCATTAAAAGCCCTGATACCAACAATGATTATATTTGGTGCATTTGCATTATTAACTATGATTCTACCTGAAAAGAGAGTAGACCAGATAGAAACGGTTGGCCAAGGTATGCTTAAAGTAGCGTTAGGAATAGGTGCTTTAATGTTAGTCCTTGCACTAACAAGCTTTCTTGTTGTACCTGCTCTTAAAGGTGCAGTTATGGCAATGATCGTCATAGGAGTAATCGGATTAGGATTTGCTATGTTAGAAGAACTGGGGGTTATAGATAATATGGAAAAAGCAGGCAAAGGACTATTATTTGCGGCTGGGGCTATTCTAGGCCTTGGTATTGCATTAGCTCTATTTGATATAATTACTCCATCACTTAGTGTTTTAATTAGTATAGGCATTGTTGTTCTAACCGTAGGTTTATTTTTTGGACTAATTGGTATATTCGATAAACAAATTGAAGGTGGTGCAAAAGCACTTTTATGGGCAGCTCTTTCAATAGTTGTATTAGGTCTAGCACTATTATTCTTTACTAAAGTAATAGGGGCCAATATGGGAGGCGAAGATGTTGCAAATTCATTTGTACCACTATTATTAATTGGTTTAATTGGAGCTGCATTTGCCCTTGCAGGTTTGGTCAAATCTCAAATTATGGGAGGTGCCGCTGCATTAATGGTAGGAGGTATTGCTTTAATAATTATTGGAGTTGGTGTTTTAATAATTTCTAAAGCGTTAGGTGATAAACCACTCGCTAGAGTAGGAGCTATTATGGCAGCTGTCGGCGGATTAGCCCTAGTATTTGGTGCCGCTGGTATACCAGTAGTTGCAGGATTTATTGCATTAGGTGCTGGAGCTATGGTAATAGCAGGTATAGCATTAATAACAATTGGTGCAGGTCTCTTAATAATGTCAAAAGCATACGATAAAGGTAAGAAAATGCTAGAACCAGTTGATGGTAAACCAGGTCTAGTAAGTTTACTAGATGCAGTCGCTGGCGGATTTAAAATGTTCCCATGGACTGCTGCAGGTATTCTATTAGGTGCTGGAGCTTTAACATTGGCAGGTGTTGCTTTAATAACAATTGGTAAAGGTGTACAACAGTTTGCTAAAATACAAGAGACTATAAAACTTAAACCATTAGCAGAGAATATCGCATTTATGATTGGTACCTTAGCAATTCCATTCCAAAAGATTGGAGCTGGAGGGATGTTAGAGGTTACTGATCCGGTAACAGGAGAAAAGGTAGAGATTGGTCCATTTAGTGGCGGCTCCGGAGGTTTTATGGGTTTCGGTGGAAGTAATCCAGTCGCAATAGGTATTTCTTCAGTACTTAGAATGGGTACAGCTTTATCTAACATTGCTGGCGGTGTTCAGAGTATGGCTATGTTAAAGTTCCCAACTGGATTTGATAAAGAAGGTAAACCTACTGCCTATGAGACTATCGGTGGTGATGCATTTAAGAAAGTAATCACTAACACGATGATGATGGTTGGTTCACTTGCCATTCCTTTCGCTCAAATAGGCGACGGTGGTCCGCAAGACGTTCTAATGCCAGATGGAAAAAGACATACAATTGATCTAGGCTCTCCTTCTCCTGGAGGTCTAATGGGCTTCTTAAAAGGTGGAGGTGCAGTACAAAAAGGTATTAAGGCTGTAATGAACATGGGAGAGGCTATTTCTAATTTAGCTGGAGGTGTTCAAGATATGGCAATGCTTAAATTCCCTACAGGTTTTGATGCAGAAGGTAAGGCAACTGGATATAGAGTCTTCGGGACAGATGATGCTCAAAAAGTTACTGATAATACTCAGAAGTTAGTCGGGGCTCTTACAGGTACATTCCAGGAAATTGGTAATAACCCTAACGCGGAGAGTTCATGGTGGGGTGGAAAATCCAAGATTGAAAAAGGTATTGAAATTGTTGCAGGTATTGGTGAGCCACTACTTAACCTAGCGAAAGGTGTAGAGGCAATGGCTGGTCTTAAATTCCCTATCTATGATAAAGACGGTAAAATTACAGGCTATAATACAATTGAAAATGTTGAAGGTTTAAAAGACAAGGTCGGTAGTAATACTCAGAAGTTAATCGAGGCTCTAACAGATACTCTTATGGCAATTGGTGGTGGAAAAGCAAAAACATCATCTTGGTGGCAAGGCGAAACCACTTTTGAAAAAGGTATTGAAGTCGTTACTATGATTGGTGAGCCATATAAAGTACTTGGTGAATCTGTAAAAGATATTGTAGAAATTGTAGGCAAAATGGACTCTAAATCATTTGCTGGTAAAATACAAGATATTATTGGAATATTTACAGGTGATGCTGCAATGGCAGCAGATCCAGCGTCTCTTGTGTTTAGAAAGAATTTTGTAATAGCAGTTGGTGAGTCATTTGAAAAATTAGGAAAATCAGTTCCATCAATTACACAGGCCCTTGCAAACTTTAAAGCAGAGCAAGGTAAGGCATTCTTTAATGCATTTGTAGGACCAGTCGCTGAAGGTGACGAAGCAAATGGTTACAATAAACAAAAGTTAATGTGGAAGGCTATTGGTAATGCAATGGTTCAAACTAAAGATTCTATGCCAGGTATCACTAGTGCTATCAATGAAATGGATATGGAGAAACTAGTTGAATCCAGAAAAATGTTTGAAGCTCTTGCTGTTCTAGGTGAAGGCGGAGATCCTGGAGATATACTTGCAGCAATGGGTGAATCACTTGAAGAGGCTCTTCAAAATCTAGCAGATATGTTAGGTGAATTCCAATCTAGTGTAGCAGAAAATTCAGCAACTACAGGTGGAGCTCTTAGCGGCTTAACAGATGGTATTAAGAAAATGACCGGCGGCGGAGGAGGTTCTAGCCAATCTAGCAATAGTGGTGGAGGTGATAGCGATGATGTTGTTAGAGCAGTTAAATCACTACAGTCTGCACTTATTTCTCAAGGTATTAAGATTAAGAGTAGCGGCGGTTTCTTTGGTTAATATATAATACATGATTTATATTTGTGCACAGCCATCTACGTTTTATTATGCGTGGCAAATTGATACTATGTTATATTCATTCTCAAAATGTGGAGTAATTCTTAGTAATGTCCATATAGTATCTTCAATTAGTAAAGAAGCATCTAGTCATTTTAAATTAGTAGAAAATAAGTGGTCTAAAAGAGGAGTACTATTTGAATACTATAAAGATACTAGAAGTAACCCTGCTTATATTTCATCTATTAGACCTCATATATTAACTAAACATTGGCAAAAACACCCAGAGCTAGTTAGTAAACATATATTTTATCACGACTGTGATATTGCACTTTCAAAGCCTATTCCAAATTTACTAGATAAATTAAATTCAGATAAATGCCATTTATCAAATACAATTGATTATATCGGAGCTAAATATATTGAATCAAAAGAGAATGATATACTAGAGAAGATGTGTGATATTGTAGATATTGATATTGAATTAGTAAGATCTAGAGAAGATTCTTCAGGCGGTGCTCAATATTTAATGAAACCAGGAATTGATATTACATTCTGGGAAGATGTATATAAACATTCTGAAAAACTATTTGATGATATTTCTAGATGGTGTACTATTTGTAAAAGACAAGACCCAGACTGGCATGAACTTCAAATTTGGTGCTCCGATATGTGGGCAGTTTTATGGAATTTATGGAAAAGAGGTTATGATACAGTTGTCGATAAAGATTTAGATTTTGCATGGGGAACTAGCAGAATAGGGGAGTGGGAAAGAACTGCTATATTTCATAATGCTGGAGTTACTGCTTCGGGTATAGATAAAGACGGCATAGTTAAACCCTTTCATAAAAGTGAATATATGTATAAAAAGCCAATACAAGCTAAAAGGCCAGGGGATATATGGGCTTCTCAAAAATATTATGACTTTATAGTAGAATCTTGGAATGAAACTAGAAATCCTAAAGTGGAAAATCAACAAGTTGTAAAAAAGGTTGTAAAGAAACAAACTATACGTAAGCGTGTATAACTCATAAATTAACTTTTATGATAACCTCAGCAACATCACATTACGACAGCTCAACGTTAACCTCAGCTGCGTATAACTTCAAACACAAAACACTAACTATACACTTTAACCACGCGTCTTATGTTTATTCAAGCGTTAATGTAGAAGATTGGAATGCTTTCAATAGTGCAGAGTCTCAGGGTAAAGCTCTTAATGAATTTATTAAGGGTAAATATGAATATGAAAAACTACATGAAACTACTAACAGTACCCTTCATGTTGCCGGACAAAAATTATGATTAAAAAGATAGTAAAAAGAATTAAAGAATGGCATGCATATTGTATATGGATTGAAGAGCAGCGAATGAAAGCTGCAGAATATTCATGTAGTGCAGGTCCTTTAATGTAAATATTCTCTAGTTGTTAATAAATAAAACTTAAAATTATGCAAGAATTATTATTTTTTGGTTTAGGTGTTACAACGGTATTTGCAGTAGCAGGTGTCGTGATAATGTTTAGGTCACAACAGAAAATGGCAGATATGCAACAACAAGTCGATGCTTTAGAAGAATGGCTTGAAGACACAAACGATTCAGTTCAAAAAGAATTGGATGAATTAGATAGACAATTAGATTCTAGACTAGATAAACTAGAAGCTAGATTGGACAGCAGGTTTATAGACCATGCAAACTTTGTAGATGGAATTCTTGAATCCGTCGATGAAGTAAAACAAAAACTCAAGAAAAGAACGGTCTAATAATAGACTAGACTAGAGAATATAGGAGAAGTGGCAGAGCGGTCGAATGCACTGGTCTTGAAAACCAGCGTACTGCAAGGTACCGGGGGTTCGAATCCCTCCTTCTCCGCAAAAATTAAAACTATGACAGATTATCAGCAATCAATAGAGAACTCGTTTCGAATATTAACAGGACAGGCAACTATTGAAACTATTTGTATAGCGCTAACTCTTCATTTTCAAGGTGAAGATGTTCCAGATGTATTTCCTATCTTTTTTATAGAACCGGATGCAATTCCAGATCTAGATCAAATTGATACTATGATTGACCATTTTGAATTCTACGAAGAATATGAAAAATGCGCATGGTTATCTGACTATAAGAAGAAACTTTAGTTTAATCAAATATATAAACTACAAACAAACTTAATTATGACGAAGGCAAAGATTGTACAGAGACTATTAGATAAAAAGCAAATTACTGCAGAAGAAGCTGTAATTCTACTTAAGGAAGAGGTTTACAACCCACCTACTTATCCAATGTATACGCCTAACCCATATTACGATACTCCAAATACTACACCCCCACCAGTTTGGTGTTCAACAGATACTCTTAATTCTCCAGCAGCAGGTGATAACTGGGAATATAGAGATACTAAATTTACCCCTCCCACAGAAAACTAAATTCTAAATAAATTTTCTAATGAATAAGTCGAGCAAGCCCTTTGAGGCCCAAGACGATGACGTGGAACGTCGCAAAAAGCTACAGTTTAAAAAGAAAAGAACTCGTAGTAGAGAACCCCGTATTAATTTTAAAAACATTAAGTCAATAACAGACTTAGACGAGTATGATGAATACGAATATTAATCATAATAATGACCATATTTACTGGGAAGATAGTTGGAATGTACAAATTGAAACATCAGACAAACATTCTATATAACTACTAAATCAGTTATTATGCCAGAGTTAGCGGAACTCAAATTTACATCAGATTACGTCAACCAAGTATCAGAAGGCCATGTTTATATTGGAGTTAAAAAGAATCCAATTCATAAATGCGAAGATATTGGCCATGAATACTTTGATAATCAAGAATTTACTATTACTTCACAATCTAGGGGTAAAGAGATGATTTTAACCATGTCTCGTGATGGTGTTAATCTACCTATTCAATTTACAATGGGTATGACAGGTCATTTTAAAGTTGCAAATACTGGCCAAGAACCAAAACATACACATGTATTCTTTTATAGAAAAGATGGTACTACACTTTGTTTTGTAGATGTTAGACGTTTTGGTAAATGGAAAGTAGCAGTAGATTGGAATGCTAAGAGAGGACCAGATCCAACGACAGAATACAAAGCATTCTGGGATAATGTTATGACTAACTTAACTAAACTAAAGAAACCACTCTTTGAAATGCTAATGGATCAGAAATACTTTAATGGTATTGGTAATTATCTAAGAGCAGAAATAGTTTATAGAGCAGGAGATGTAGATCCATTTCTTCCAGCAGGTATGCAATTCGCAAGATACCCTAAACTCTTAGATCTGTGCCGCGATATACCACTTTTAGCGTATGCTAAAGGCGGTGGAAGCATTAAGGATTGGGATAATCCATTTGGAGATGGAGCTATCCAGGAGCGCTTTATGTTGTGTTATGGCAATAAAGAAATGTCAAAGAGAAAAGACAGAAATGGCAGAACATTCTGGTATGACCCAAAATGGGATGATGTACCATCAAGTAGAGATGAATTAGGAGACTATTTATATGAGCGCGGCGGACTGGCTAGATAAAAATGAGTGGCCGGATATACCGGTAGACTCAACAGCATTCTCACATTATACAATGTTGAGTAAGATAATGGAACAATATGCAAGGGAATACCATGCAAAGAAATTAGGACAAGCTAAAAAACAAGAAGAAACAAAATTCAATGAGTATCTGTAAGAAAAAAGAAAGAATGCAAAACTTGATTATCGTCGGACATCCAGATGAGAAATCATTTTGCTATAATGGTATATTTAAAACTATTCAAAAAACATTGTTAGAAAATGATGGCAAAGACCGCTATCTGAATGAGATTCAAGTTATTGATCTATATAGAGATAAATTCTCTAGACCTAGAACAGATCTTATTGAAAAGTATAAAGAGTTAGTTAAATGGGCAGATCGAATTTACTTCGTCTCACCTGTTTGGTGGTTTAGATTAACACCAAGAATGGAGATTTTCTTTGATGAAGTACTCACACCAGGCTATGCATACCAATTCGTACCAGTGGTAGGTCCGTATGCATATCCAAGGCCATTCCTAAGCAATAAAAAGATAAGAACCTATATAACACACGGAGCTCCCGCATTACCCGTTAAAACGCTTTATTTGAACTCACCTAAACTAAGATTAGTAATGGGTGTTTTCACATTTGTCTTTGGCTGGAGACTATCACTATGGTTTAAAACAAAACAATTCTGGTCAGTGCCATTTGTTTCTACAGCAAAAAGAAAGAAATATTTAGAAACAGTTCGTAAAGACGTGGTAAGAGACTTAAGGAAACATCAAATTAAACAAAAATGACAGAATTAATCTACCATGCAATGGGATTTTGTGGAGAACACTGGCATCCTAATGCAATTAACATAACTGCTATGGTAATGATAGCAACACTAATTTTAAAATCAATAAAAAACAAATATGAAAAAGTTTAATAAATTCAAGAAATTCTTTAATAACTGGTACCCAGTAATTTTAGCATTTATGTGTCTACTTTATTCAGTAGGTTATGGATTAGCTGGAATGACAGAAGAAGCTCAGTATTCGGCACACTGGCCAGGAACTATCCTCCTCTTTGCGATAGCAATCAGACAAAGACGAAACACATGAATTTAGGATTCTTTATTATGGGTGGATTGATATTTGCAGTTTATATCTACTTTACAATTTGGAACATATTCTATGGAGCTAGAAAGCAGAGAGAAGAAAACTATCCTAACTATTACGATAGACACGGTTCTATGGGGGAAACAACAAAATACACAAATCCATCCAACTTTCCGGAACTACCAAAAAGAGCTAAAGTAAAAATCAGCAAAAAGAAAACAAAAACTAAAACAACTGTATAATAAGTATGAAATTAATCCTAGTAGGTAAAGCAGCAGCTGGTAAAGACTTTTTAAAGAATAGACTTGTTGCTAAGAATTTTAAACCAGGTATTAGTTGTACAACGAGATTACCAAGACATAACGAAGTTGATGGTGTTGACTATCATTTTATGACAGAAGATCAATTTAAAGAAACTATTAATTCTGGTGAAATGCTAGAACACATGATATTTAACAATTGGTATTATGGCTTGACTAAAAAAGAGTTTGAACAGGCAGATGTAATGATAATGTCAAAAGATGGGCTAGATGTTTTACCAAAAGACTATAGAGATAGATGTATGGTAATTTACCTAGATCCACCTAGAATTACTAGAATTGAAAGACTAGAATATAGAAATGACCCTAACGATTCTATTGTAAGAAGGATGAATACTGACGATGAGCAGTTTAAAGACTTCAGAGATTATGACTTAAAAGTTAGAAATGATGACTTTTAAAAATAAGATAAATAATTAAACTAAAATAACAAAATGAGCAAATCATTAGAAAATCAAAAGAAAGCTTTACAAGACAAGGCTGATGAGTTACAAACAAGAGCAGCAGAAGAAACTTTTGCAATTGTATTTGATGACAGAAAACAGGTAAAAACTGTGATGGACCATCTAAATAAAGGTTACAATTGGAAAACAAATAACGCTGCAGTATTAGTATCTCTTTATGACCAACTTAAAAAGCAAAATAAAGAATTATTAAACTCAGACGCAGAAGAGACTATCGTCAACTTAAGAGGACATGAATTAAATGCACTTTACCAAGCACTTTTAAACGTAGAAGGAACTGGAATAGAAAGCGCTAGAAAATTTATTATCATGTTAACTAACGTTGGAGAATCTGTATCTAACGCAATGAAACTTTTAGCAGAATTAAATTCTGAAATTTCTGAAACGCATAAAGCACTAGCAGAGATTGAAGATAAATTACAAAATGCTGAAGTAGTTGAGCCTGAGTTAGAAACAGCGACCAATGAAACAAGCAAGTAAATCTCAAAAGAGAGTAGAATTTTTAGATCTTATTTCTGAAGCTATCACACATGATGATATTTTCGGAACGCTGAACTATAAGAAAAAGTCAGAAGATCAGATCAAGCAATTTATTTACCCACACCTTGTAAGAGACTTAACTAATTATGTAGTCTCTGAAGGTGAGGATGATAAAGAAAAAGCTAAAGAGATTGTAAAATCTTCAATCAACTGGGAAGGTGATGTAAATACTACAGTATCACACATCCTCTTCATGGGCACTAGAAATAGACCAGATATGACAGTTGAGATGAATGGCATTAAAATTGCCATTGAATTTAAAAAGGGTAAAAGAGGTTCAGATCTTAGAGCTGGTATCGGTCAATCACTGATATATGCCACTCATTATGATTTTGTACTCTATCTTTTTATAGACATATCAGACGATAAAAGAATACAGAACGCTCAAGGAGGAGTTAATGAACTATCGTTAACAGGAGAACTTTGGGATAACTACAACATTAAATTTATAGTAGCATAATGAGCAAAACATTCGTAACATCTAATCTTCAACTTGGTAGGCCAGGTGCAATTAAAAAATATGGAAGAGGCCATAAATCAGTAACCGAAATGGACGAAGATCTTATCAGAACTTGGAACTCTGTAGTTACACAAAATGATACGGTTTATCATTTAGGTAATTTTGCATGGGATCCTAGAACTGCACAATCTGCTATGTTATCGCTAAACGGTAAAATTAAGTTTAGTTTAGGAGAACATGATGAAGCTGTAGAACTATTAGACAAAAAGGGAATGCTTAGGCCTGGTTGTGAAATTGTAAAATGTATTGAAGAAGATAGAGATAATGAAGCAGTCTTATCTTATTGGCCACTAGCTTACTGGCCAAATAAACCTAAGAAATGGTATTCTATTATTGGCTTCCCACAAAAGTCCTTTAAATCTGACCCTAAGAAGAAAGTAATTAATGCTTCTACTGATTTCTGGTCACATAAACCACAAGAGTTGCAAAAACTTATGGGTATTTTTAACGATTTTTAAAATTGTTAATAACTTTTACAAGAAAACTGCCATAGAATTTTTTTATGTCAGTTTTTTTTCGTATATTTGTACTGTAATTAAAACTTAGAACTTATGAGCAGTACACAATTAATAATGATAGCAAAAAACTTATTTCCGGAAAAATCAATATGGGATCTAACCCCAAGCGAAAAAGCTAAAGTAATGGATATTTACGAAGATTTTAACTAAAAAGATGTAAGTTTCTCAAAAAGTATGTAATTATACTATTGAGAGGCAAAATAATTGCCAAAACATTTTTTTATGTCAGATATTTTTCGTATATTAGTACAGTAATTAAAAACTTAACCTTTAAAAAAAGCATATATGCCAAAGAAACAAACATCCTACAGAGAACTTACAGAAAACTACATCAAGTCTAAATCAGAAAGAGATTACAAAGCTCTTTATACTAGAGTAAGACCAGGTCTTAGAACTTATATCTATAATGTAGTTAAAGATAATGAAGCTACAGATGATATTCTAACAAACACATTAACTAAAATGTGGACTAAGATAGATCAATTTGATCCACAGTATCAAATTACTACTTGGCTTTACAGAATTGCATTCAACGAATGTCTAGGCTGGATTCGTCAAAGAAACAAGAAAAGATCTCTTGATGCAATGAAAGATTATGGTATCAATACAGAGAGATACTTAGCTAAAACTTCTGCTAGAGATTTACTAGTTGAGATGGAATACAAATCAGAACAAGACTGGATTGATGAAGATAATTATATCATGAATCAATACGAAACAGTTCTAAAAAACATTGATACTTTAAAACCAATGTACAAAGGCATCTTAGAAGACAGATTGTTAAATAACATGAAGTATGAAGATATAGCCGATAAATATAACTTACCACTACAAACGATAAAGAATAGAATTCGTAGAGGTAAAGCAATTATTGCCTCAGCTACTCCGAGGTAATTTGTTTGCTCCGGTCGTCTAATGGTTAGGACGCCAGGTTTTCATCCTGGTAATCGGGGTTCGATCCCCCGTCGGAGTACTAATTAATTGTCCCTTGGTGTAACTGGCAACACGTCTGGTTTTGGTCCAGAAGAGTGGAGGTTCGATCCCTCCAGGGACAACTTTTTTTAATAAGAAAAGAAACTTCTCACATTCACCACAGTATAAGTACTGTAACATTCCTTAAATTAAAATCAAAATGCGACAGGCACTTACTTACGATGACATTCAGCTCATCCCTAATTTTTCAGCGGTTCAATCTCGCCAAGATATTAAACTACATACTAACGTTAGCCGTAATTGGTCAATCGATATTCCAATTGTAGGTAGTTGTATGGACACTGTAACTGAATATGAAATGGCAGCAACTCTTATGGAAATGGGAGGCGTGGGTTGTCTACATAGATTTATGTCTATCGAAGAACAGGTAAAACAGGTAAAGAAATTAGTAGCATATAGAGAAACTGATATAACATTGCAACATCTGCCTATTATGGCAGCAGTTGGTGTGGTTGGAGATTATCTCGACCGAGCTGCAGAACTAGAAGCAGCGGGATGTAATGTTATTCTAGTTGATGTTGCCCATGGACATCACGCAAACATGGAAGTCGCTCTTACTGAGTTGAAGGCAAATCTGACAGAGTTGACAGATGTTATTGCTGGAAACATTGCAACAGCAGAAGCAGCAGAAGATCTGATTGCTTGGGGAGCAGATGGTCTACGAGTTGGTATTGGGGGAGGTTCTCTCTGTACCACTCGTGTTAAGACTGGTTTCGGTGTACCTAATGTTTCATCTATTGAAGATGTTTTTGAAATAGCAGATGCAAATGGAATACCTATCATGGCAGATGGTGGTATTAAATCCTCAGGTGATATTGCTAAGGCACTCGCAGTTGGCGCTGATTGTGTAATGGTTGGTTCACTACTAGCCGGTACAAAGGAATCACCAGGTGCTATCCTAGAAACTCCAGCGGGTCTATTCAAACGCTATCGTGGTTCTGCCTCACTAGAAACTAAAGTCACACATGGCCAGAAGTCTAGAAACGTAGAGGGCGAGTCTACAACTATTCCATTTAAAGGTGGTGTCAAGTTTATTATTAATGGTCTAACAGACGGAATTCGCTCAGCATTCTCTTATGCAGGAGCAGATAATATCATGGACTATTGGGTAAATGCTACTTACAATGTAGTATCTTCAGCAGGTTTGGCAGAAGCAAAACCTCACTTAATTTCATAATTTTAACAAATTAGTTGCCCCCAGATTTTTTATTGTCAGATTAATTTCGTATATTAGTACTGTAATTAACAACAACACAAAACTCGTTCTTTGATTTCATGGTTTAGTACCAAAATGCCGGAATGGTGGAATTGGTAGACACGAGGGACTTAAAATCCCTTGGGCAGTAATGCCCGTGACGGTTCGAGCCCGTCTTCCGGTACTAAAGAGAGGTAGTGAAGCTGTAGTTAAGAAGTAGAGTGTATTAATTTCCGAAAAAGGGTTTATAGTAGGAAGGCGCCACTCATTGCACTTAACCAGAAACCCCGAAAGACCCGAAGCCTCTCTTACTTATGGACCAGTAGCTCAGCTGGATAGAGCATCTGCCTTCTAAGCAGACGGTCACAGGTTCGAATCCTGTCTGGTTCACTAAGATTTCGTAGCTCAGCTGGAAGAGCATCTCACTTTTAATGAGAGGGTCGTGGGTTCGAGCCCCACCGGAATCACATAAGAAAATCATCTAGTCAAGTATCTCCTCAAGCTTATACCTTGTAGAAAGAGTAATTGGTTACATGAGAGTTCAAGTCTCTCCTTGACTACCTTACATAAACAATAACCAAATTTCACATATAATAACAAAACAGGTATATGCAAATTGCTTTAATAGCACACGACAACAAGAAAGCGGACATGGTAGCATTCGTTTCAAAAAGATTACAATTCTTTAATAATGAAGATATTCATATTATAGCTACAGGCACAACTGGCTCACACTGTAGAAGAGCTGGTATTAAAAAATTAACAACAGTACAAAGTGGACCTTTAGGTGGAGATGCAGAGATTGCCGCTATGGTTACAAAGGGTGAAATCGATTTAGTTATATTTATGAGAGATCCTTTAGGTAAGCATGCACATGATGTAGATATTTCTATGTTAATGCGACTTTGTGATGTTCATAATATACCACTAGCTACTAACTATAAAACTGCTTCACATCTAGTTAAGTGGTATAAATATTTAAGAAAAGATGCTTAAAGTTCCAAACAATTTATACGTTAAATGGACCGATGAAAAAGGTTACGGCGTTTTTACAGATACACTCATTAAAAAAGATGAAATCATCGAAACTTGTTATTGTATAAAAACAAGTAGTCCTAAATGGCAAGCAAGTCCTGCATTAATGGATTATTTATTTAATTACCCTAAAGGTGATTTTATAGGAAAAGGTGCAGAACATGTATTACCGTTAGGATTTGGATCTATCTATAACCACGATGATGATAATAATGCAATGTGGTATAATAACAAAAACATACCTTTCCATTTTGATTTTATAGCATTAAGGGATATTCAACCCGGAGAAGAAATATGTACTTATTATGGTAAGGATTATTGGCCACAAAAAAAGAAAAGAGATGAACAAAAATAAAAAATGGAATCCGGATGAATGGCAAGGTCGTTCTAAGGAAAACGTTGAAGCTAGCTATAAGTTTGCTTTCTATTCTATGATAGGAATGGTTATTACTTTAGTTGTAGCAGCAATTATTGGATAAAAATGTGTAAACCGATTATCAAGTGTAGTCGATGTGAAGAAGAGTTTTGTAATGGCTTAGAGTATAGATGGCATTATGATAAACATCTTGATGAATGGTGGGCAGCTGAAGATAAACAGCAATACATAATAGAAACAACAACAAAAAGACATGAAAAAACTACTTATAGCTTTTGGCAATCTATTCGACGTAGGTTGGTGGGCAGATAAAATCAATACCAAACTAGGTCTTTATGAATGGGCTAAGAAGTCTAGATTTCGTAAATGGCAAGAAGGCCTAACTGGCTGGAAGTTCTGGGCTTGGCAAATAGTAGGTGGAATTACATTCGTAATTATCATGGAATTCTTTTTAAATAAAGTCGGCATGACAATGCTGCCCTGGAAATAATATGCCACTACCCTGTCCAGTTTGTAGAACGCCTTTACATGTTGACTTACAATGGTTAATGCAAAATCCTATTTGTCAATGCCCAACATGTCAGTCAGTAATGAACTTTGAAGTTCCAGAAGAAATGCAAAAAGAAGTAACCAAGGCAATTGGTAACATCAAGAAAATTAAAGACGAATATAAGGGTATTGCTACGTTCGGAGAGAACAAGCAAAAACTAATATAAGAGTAATATATTTCTATATTAGCATAGATATATAAACTGTATAACTTAAATAAAAACTCAATACAAATGGCAGGAATAGCAGATCAATTTAGAGGTCTTCCAATCGAAGATCTAATTGTTTCACCTCTAGTCGGAATGGCAAAAGGTCAAGCAAAATTAAACGAGGTAACTTGGAGATATATCAACGAAGTAGCTTTCATCGACGGAAAGACTAGAGCGTTAGATGTACAAATTAATAAAGTTGTAACTGACCCAGATAGCGGACAGCAATCTTGGCAAGAACATTTTGCAAAAGTACCAATGTTACCGTTAGTTCCTCTACCATCTTTAGCTGTACAAAGTGCAGATATTGAATTCAATATGGAAGTTCAAACTTCTGACGTAGCAACAGATAAATCAAGCTCTTCAGCTTCTATGTCTGCTTCTGCATCAGGTGGATGGTTCGGTATGAAATTCAAAGCGTCAATGTCTGGTAAAGTATCTTCTTCAAAAGAGAATACTAGAAAGACTGATAACTCTGCAAAGTATAACGTAAAAGTTCACGCACAACAATTAGAGCCAACGGAAGGTATGTTGAAATTATCTGATGCATTAGTATCAATGATGGATCCTACTCCAGTTCAACCAACTGAGAAATCTCCAACTGCTCCAAGTGATGGCGGTGGTAAATAAACTAAGTTTACAAACTCATTTAAAAGCCCTCTCTGAGGGCTTTTTTTGTCATGAAACTATTCCATTATTTTTAGTATAATTAGTAACTTAAGTTAGATAAACATGGCAAGATTAAACGTTGAAGAATTAATTGGTGGTTTGCTGGAAGCAGCAATGGTTTCTCAGGGTATTTCTGAGAGACAACATATCAACGCAATTCGTAACTATTTCAATGAAGACGGAAGTCCTATCTGTAAAACATTTAAAATTGGCGAGAAAGAGATGGTTGTACCACTCTTTATTCTTGCTGACCATGGTTCTGTAGGTCTTAAAGAATTAGAAATTGAATTTGCCGCAAGACTTTCTTTTGGCGACGATCCAAAGGAAGTTAGTAGTATTAAGAAAGATCTATTAGGTCTATTTAGAAAGAAGAACTACGAACATAACTTAGCGTCTATTAAAGTAGACCATGGTGCTCCGTGTAAGAATAACCCTCCTGGGTCGAACGGTATGGCTTCAATCAAAGTGAAGTTTAAGAAAGATGATAAACCAGAAGCACTATCTAGAATGATTGACCAATATATTGCTTGGATGCAAGATCCAAAAGAAGTTGGTGGAGATAAACCAAAAGAAATACCTCCAAGTAAATAGAGATAAATAAATCAATGGAGCTAACTGATAGAGACATTGATAGAATTATAGAGATGGCATGGGAAGATAGAACTCCATTTGAGGCCATAGAATTTCAATTTGGTCTTAAAGAGAATGATGTTAGGAAGTTAATGAGGAAACACATGAAAGAGTCATCTTTTAAAATGTGGAGAGAGCGAGTTAAAGGTAGAAAAACAAAACACGGTAAATCAAATCCGTCAACAAAGTTTAAATCTAAAAATCAAAGAGCTAACCGATGAAGCGAATCTTTCTAATAGTATCACTTATGTTAACAACATGTATGTCCGGACAGAATTTTATTTTACAAGAAAAAGATAAACAGGCACATTTTGTAGCAGGTATTGCAGCAGGAGCCATGGGTTACCATTGGTCATATAAAAGACATAGTAATAAAACAAGGGCACAAATAACAGCCATGGCCGCCTCACTTTCCGTTGGCATATTAAAAGAACTATATGATAATAGAACTGGCGGAACAGTAGAAGCTAGAGATGTTCTAGCCACTTCGATGGGTGGTGCTATATTTACAGTTACAATACCATTATTTCAAAAGAAAAAGAAATGAAAATAGGAATTACATGCTCATCATTTGACCTACTGCATGCTGGTCATATTAAGATGTTAGAAGAGGCAAAACAACACTGTGATTTTTTAATCTGCGCACTACAAACAGATCCAACAATCGATCGACCAGAGAAGAATAAACCTATTCAGTCTATTGTAGAAAGATGGATTCAATTAGATGCTGTTAAATATGTAGATCAAATCGTACCATACGCAACTGAAGAAGATCTAGAGAATATTTTTAAGTCTTTTAAGTTAGATGTCAGAATCATTGGAGAGGAATATAGAGAGTCAGATTTTACCGCAAAAGATATTTGTAAGAAACAAAATATAAAGGTGATATATAATGGCCGAGGGCATGGTTGGTCAAGCTCCGGATTAAGAAATAGAATTAAGTAATGAACAACGAACAACAAAACGGTAACACTCAGTTAAATCAAGACAGAAACGCCTTTAATCATAAGGTAGGTCGATTAGCTATGTTAGGTCAGTCTAAGAAAGTCTTATGGCAAGACAGACGTAGATGGAGAAACGTATAACATAATACTCTTAAACTTTCATGGAATTTTTACTAAATGTATTAACAGTATTTTTAACACTGTTTGCCGTTATTGATATGCCAGGTAATGTGCCATTAATTATCAGATTAAGAAAAGATAATGGTGAAATAGAATCTTTGAAATCTACAATAATAGCTACAGTTATTATGGTTTCAATTCTATTCGTAGGACAAACTATATTTAGACTTTTAGGAATTGAAACATTTCACTTTGCATTAGCAGGTGCAATGCTTCTACTTTACTTTGGTGTAAAAATGGTATTAGGCATTGAGTCGGAAGTTTCAAATGACCCAATGCCACCTAGTGTATTTCCAATAGCATTTCCTATTATCGCAGGCCCTGGTACATTATCTACTATAATGTCATTAACACAAGATCTAAGTAATATAGAAATTATCTTAGGAATTATTTTAAACTCTATTATGATTTACATATTTCTAAAAACTGCGCCGTGGATCCAAAATAAATTAGGCGTTGTAGGTATTACTATTATGGAAAGAGTTTTTGGAATCTTGCTTGTCGCAATAGGAATGAAAATACTGATTAATTCTTTAGTACTAAGTGTTATTGCAGCTCAATCAGCGATAGGCTAGATAACAGCTAACGTAAATACGAATACCATAATAGCAATATAAAGAGCTTTAGATATATCAACTTTGTTTTCCATTAATATAAAATTTGTTTAGGGTACTTTTCAAATAGAACATATCCAGATCTAATTCTAGCATCTATTTGTGGAGCAGCATAATCAACGATTTCTACTATTTTAGATAATTCAATATTCTTCTCACCCTCTAGTTTAGGATTATCAAAATATACATATCTGTTTTTATCAAACATCTTTTGCATAATAATCCATTTAGAAATAAAGTAATCCATCTCATCTTTAAGTCGCTCTAAATGTAAAAGATGTGGAGAGACTTTCTTAGTAAGATATGATTTATCCACTGTAGTTAAATAAGCATAAAGTAAATATTGCTTATGTTCAAAATCAATGGGTGGTTTTGAGTACCAGTCTAAATCGATTAGCTTCATAATTTATATATCAAAAAAAGAGGGCCGAAGCCCTCTTTCTTATTTACTCTCTAACCAGAATAAATCTGGATTATCTGGATCCTGTGTTAATGTCAATTGAGAACCTAAATTATCATAAAATGTTTTATCTAAGAAAATAGCTTTACGCCAAGGTTCGTTAACATCAAAGCCATTCCATTTTACATCTATTAAAATAGTTCTTACAAATTTGTCAGGGTTCTTTTGAACTCTATTTGGTATTTGTTTAGGATTGAGGCAACCTATCAACATGATTGGAATTAAAATAAACTTCTTCATCTTAATATAGTTAAATGTCCATTTTTCTGATAAACTTCAGGTGAATTCCATTTCTTTGCTTTAAATGTATAAACATAAACTCCATCAGCAACATAGGAAGGTCCACCTTGCATGCTACCATCCCAATAAGGATATGAGTCATAGTTATCACCCCAACCTTCAAAGACTAGACCACCCCAACGGTTATAGATTTTAAATTCAATCTGAGTCCAACAGCCTAGATCTAAGATAATCTTCCAAACATCATTAATATTATCATTATTTGGAGTCATTACATTTGGAATAAAAACGGTCCATGGCCAGCAATCATCATTTATACCACCACCTGGTGGTTCATCTTCACATGGAAGACCGGTAGTACAATCAATTAATTGAATTTCAACAATAGTATCAGTCAAATAAATATACTCAATGACTTCTATTTCTAGAGTATCAGTAATCTGAACATATTCAATTACAGTAATAGTATCAGGTGGTAATTCTATAACCAGAGTATCTTGTGGTAGTTCAACAAAGACTGTATCGATCGTCTCAATAAAGACTGTGTCCCCTGGTAGTTCAACATAAACTGTATCTACAATAGGATCTGGATATTCACAATTTTCATTATCACAAGTTGCCTCTTCATTATAGTTTTCAGCACAAGGGTCCATACAACCCCAGATACAAACTGGATATGCTGGTAGGGTAACACACATTGTATTATTAGTAAGATCTGAATCTACTTGGTCACCGACTATACTAACAGTTACACATAATTCATCACCCTCTTCCCAGACTAATTCCTGATTAAATGAATTTAATGTATTGGTCTGTTGGCCAGGCGGTAGTGCCACGGCATAGAATGGGTTATTAGGAAAGTTAACTCCAAATTCTAATGATTGATTAGTCCAACCATTAGGCCCAGTCCAATCCCAAATATAACTGTAGATAGAATCTGTACCTATATTAGTAGCAGTTTGGTGGTATCTAATACCAGGTTGACAACCAGGTGGCTGTTGATTGAAAATGTTACAACTAACGTCATGTACCCAAATAGAATCTAATCGTATATCGACAATAGACTCTTCTACACAACAATCAAATAGATTACAGTAGTATTCCCAATAAGTTACATCATTATGATATGCATTACAAAGTGCTTCACCATCTGGTGTATCACAGTAAATACAAGAACCGTCGTTCTCATCTGCATTTTGATTATAGTTACAAGCAATAGGATCGGTACAACCTAAAACAGCTGGAAATTCACACGAGCCATCATCAGTTGTAGCATTGGGGTCAAAGTTAACTGCCAACTCATCAGTACAACCAGGATAAATTGGTGCAGGTGGTAATTCATCTGGACACCAGACCAAACTATTATTACTCAGATCAATATCTGGGTATATTTGTGTCTGATTAGCACAAGTACCACAGGTATCAGTCCAGTATTCAGTTGGAAAGTCATCAATGGTTACAGTCTGAGATAGATTAATCTGCCAGACGACTAGTTCCCAACATAAACCATCAACAGGAGTATCTAACATACACTCCCAGCCAAAAGTAGGATTAAGTGTTATATTAGCAGTATCTCCAGTAAACCACTCATTGTTAATACCAGTACCTACAAAAGTAAAATTAGGATGAAAGTTTGAAGTTGCAGCACATTCTGTATCATAATCAAATGAGTTATAGTGTAGACCAAATACTAAATTAGTAATCGAACTATTATTCTGAACTGTAGAGGATGAAGACTCTTCACAGGTATTTCCATCTATCAAATTAAATTCATTACAACCACAGTTCTCACCATTAATTACCCTTACAGAGACCTGGTGTGTTTCTGGATTATAGCCAATTAATTCTACATCACATGAAGGCTCATCATCTAATTGGAAACAGTCAATCGTACCAGAGACTAGATCTTGTCTTTGAAATGTAGTACAATCTCTCATGCGCTCAATTTGACCTTCAGTAAACATTGTTTTACAAGTTTGAGAAGTATAATCCATATAGTTAGCTGGATTAGAATCACAAACTGGTGTACTACAAGATTGACCAGAATTAGTTTGAATAGGGGTATCACAGACTCTATCACCAGATGCACAACAATTAGACTCTACATAATCACATGAAGACGCAGAATTATTAAAAGTATGATAGAGTGTAAGATAGTGGCCCATTTCATGTGGAAGTGTAGTATTCAAGTCTCGACCAGCTTTTAAAGTACCTTCAGTACCGACAACATTATATAAACATACAATACCATCTCTACAATCACCTGTTGGACCAAGATATGCATAGCCTTGCACTCCACCGCCTGCATTATTACCGTTAATCTCGGTAACTATATAAACGTTACAGTAAAAGTCCGGGTCCCAACAGCCAATGCCTTTCATAGTATTATCGGGCATTGCGTCACTATAAAAACTAGGATTGGTAGTAACACCATCTTCCATATAGTCTGAATAACTAGACATATTATGTCTAACTATTCCATTTGTAGGATTTCCATCTGGATCTGTACCAGCCAGACAAAAATCAAATCTAGAATCGATAGTATTCTCGTCAACTCCTAATGCACCAGGAGTAGCTCTGAATCTATCAGTTAGGTTTTCCACGGCAGAATAAATCTGCTCGTTACTTATATTCTCATCAACACCTAAGGGATTTCCAGTGTGCATAATATGGAAAACTATGGGTATTGTGAGTACTTCCGCATTAGGTAGATCGTAGTCTGTATCACAGTCGTTGGCCGATCTACCATTGATTGCTTCCTCTAAGAACGGATTTCTAAGAATCAATTCGTCGGTTCCACATGGCTCTGTTGTTTGAGCAAAGCTAATAAAATTAGCGCACACAAATGCCAGAGCAAAAAATAGCTTTTTTGCTTTCATTCAGTTTTAAAATTTTGTTGATTTTCTGACCCTAGGAAGTTAAGTGCTGACGTTTCAGCGGGGTCATAGTATATATCAGTATACCACA